GTGCTATCGGTTGCATCAGACCTTAGAAATTGACCACTGTCTAAACCATCAAGAACATCAGCATTTAAACCAGAACCTGATCCATCTACTGTTAACAGTTTTGCTAATATTTCACTTGCTGTTTGGTCAGCCGTTGCTGAAGCTTCAATACCATTTAGCTTAGTATGGTCAGCATCAGTAAACACATTGCTATCAGTAGCACTTTCCACAAGCGTTCTTATTTCAGCCGCAGTTTGGTCAGCCGTTGCACTTGCCTCGATACCGTCCAATTTAGTACCATCGTTTGCAATATTTCTACCGTCAACATTACCACTAACAACAATATTTCCAGTAACATCTAAACCGCCAGAAGTGGCTTCTGCTTTTGTTACCCCTGCTAATTGTAGCCTTTTGAAGTCATCGGCAATAACAGTAATAGAAACCTTTGCACTGCCACTAAGAGATAGCGCACTACCGCCACCGCTGCTTTCGCTTGGGGATCGCGTCAAGGTTGTGCCACTAGCAGTATAAGTTCCTGTTCCTATCTCCCAACTAGAGCCATCTTCTATGACATATTGAACAACATCACCATTTGCTACCCCTGCATCAGCAAAGCTTTGGAAGCCTGTTTCCGCACTGCCCAGTGTAATGGTTCCTGCACCAGTTGTGCTAGTTCCCATCTTGGCTCTATTAAATAATTTCGCCATGATGTACTCCTATTATGTAAGCGTTAAGATACCGTTTGTGCCAATGTCGATAGTAAAAGTATCACCGTCATTAAGTGTTAGGTTTGAACCATAATCGTAATACCCAACGATAGGGTCAGCAGGCGATGTTGGTGTATCATTGTAGATGATAACATACCTAAACGCTGCAACCGAACCACCAGACGCTGTAAGCACTTTATCGTCAGCCGATAATTTATAAGTGCCGCCTGTTTGTGTGCTTGTCACGTTTGCTAATGTTCTATCAGATAGATTAGTATAACTTATCTCTGTAGCATTTGCTAAAACACCATTACCATCTGTTGCAATACTTGTTCCTGATGTGGGGTCAGTCGCACAGAGCGCAACTTTAAAAGTGTCTGCGTTCATGTCCATCGCATTAGCTAGATTGACCACAAAGTCATTAACCTTTGTAAAACTTGCCATTTAGTAGCTCCTTATTTTCATCCTGCGACCAGAGCCGCCAGTTTTTGCTCGTTCACTCTCCGCATTTATATCATTGATTGCTTTTTGATACAATGCACTCCATTCTGCTATTCTATTACCCTCAGATAAATATGGCGCAGAATGAAGCAAAGAACCATATAGATATGCGGAAGGATAATAAGTCATTAACCAGTTTGTGCTATTTGTGGCTAAGTCTGGTATTTCTTCATAGTAAGTTAACTCAAGAACATGATCACCATCAGGGGCTGGAAAAACCTCAAAGGCTTGATCTAAAATTGTATAAAGCCTAGGAACGCCAGTGGTATCATTATTTGCTTGCCTTAACTTTGATATTTCCAAAGCTCCAACAAGCTCTAATATTTGAAAGTTTCCTGTTGTTTTTACCAATCTTATCGGCTCAAGAAAGTTTACTGGCAAAGCCGTATACTGAGAGTCAATCGTTGCGATAGACCTGTCTTCCATTCTCCAGTGCCTTATTTCTCTATTTAATTGAGCTTCTGCAAGACTAATGAAGTCAGGAATAACTGACGTTAAATCATCTCTGTTCAAAAAATCGGCTATACTTGCCTTTAAATCATTGTAATTACTTAAAGCCATCTAACAATTCCATCTTCTACGAGCAGCCTTGCCACGTTCACCTGTCCAGCCTCTAGACCTAGCGCAAAAAGACTTCTTACGAGCCTTCTCTTTTGCAGTTAAATTCTTCTTTTTCGTTACAGCCGTTTTTAGTTTCGACTTTGGGTTTTTCCTTCTATGTGCCGCTACGCCAGCAGCAGTCATGCCAGCGCCTTCTTTTACCGTCCTATAGTTACGACCCTTACCTTTAGTCGTTTTTCGTATAGCTTTCTCGCGCTTTCGAGGCATTATTATACGCCTGCTGTTGGAGCATTACTTAAAGGCATAACAGCATTTATAAATTGATTTTTCATTTCTTGCGGCATCAAATCAAAGTTTAAACCAGACCTAGCAGCTAAGTTTCTTGCTTGCTGAATTACAGGGTCTTGAGGATCACTTCGAAAATTTAAAGCATCATTTATCCCAACTTGTTGATTCATAACAGTTGCAGCAGGAGGCGCTATATTATCTGGCTCATAACCTCTACTTGTTAAAACCCTTGGGTCAGTCTGAGGAACAGCATTTACAGCCTGCACAATAGGTGACGTATTAGGGCTAACCATAGCACGCTCCATTTGAGAGCCGTATGGCTTTACGCCTAGATCATTAAGCATACCACTAAAAATACCACCCTTAAACGTATCACCGCGAGTATCAAAGCCACCGCCATCCATCATATCAAATATAGCAGGAACGTAACGCTTATTTACCTCATCAAAATAGCCATACCTTCCATCAGAGTTAGCTTTTGCACGATCTTCAGCAGATGTATTTTCATACCTAGCTGCCCCCTTGTTAGAACCAAGACCGCCCTTGCGCTGACTAGGACTACTAGAATTTTCTCTATTACTTAATTTAGCGTAGTGATCAGCTAATAGCGGCATACCTGCCAATTCCATTTGCTTTCTGCGTTCCTCATTAGTAGCCATTACTTCTTACCCTTCTTGGTTTTCTTCTTAGGACGTTTCTTAGCTGTCTTAGCTGCATTTTTAAAGTCTTTATCAGAAGGTGCGCCCTTTGCACCCTTCTTACGCATAGGCTTTCCAGATTTTCGCCTTAACCTAATATTTTCATACAAACCATGCTTGCGTCCGTGTGGCATTACTTCTTGGCCTTTTTGGACTTCTTAGCTTTTTTCTTTTTCTTAGGCGGTCTACCAACTTTAGAACCATAAGTACCCTTACCCATCGGCATAATCATCTCCTTTATTTTTTTAAACACATACCACATTATGCAATCCCACGCAAATTACGTTTTATCTCACCCTTCCAGCTAGAAAATGCCCCAGATAATGCAGTTGCAGCATCACTAGCCATAGTCAAACAAAGCGCATCAGCCAAGTCAGGTGACGCTAATCCACGCTTACGCATCTCATCTTTACTCTCAGCTTTCATCTTACCACTAGACGTAAAACTATACCGAATACCTGTCAATTCTGCTAGTAACTGATCATCTTTCGGCAACTTACAAGCACGATCCTCGAACCAACCTTTAGCCTTAAACCACAACTCAGAGCGTAAATTTAAATATGTTGCGCCCATACTAGGGGCTTCTGCAACATTAATACCTCGAACAGGTAACTCTAACTCTCTCAACCTATCAACAACACCAGAACCAAGCCCAATACTATCAACAAGTATCTCTCTAGGCCGCTTAGAAGGCAGCAAGCTCTCATATTCTGCCACAACACGACCAACAGTCTGCATTAAATCCAACCCAGACCAAGACCTAATTTCAGTCACAATAGAACCCTGTCGCTTACACAACGCAGTTTTGTCATTACCAAACCTACTAACGTCCAAACCCCACACACTCGGCAAGTCATCATCACCCTCAACATCACGATGTATCGCATTTTCAACCAAGTGATACGGTATGATTGTGTCATCATCTGCTTGAGGAAACTCGCCTAACACCCTGATTCTAAAGGCATTACTGTCTTCGCCATAGCGTAACTTCATTTCTTCGATAAACTCATCGCTGACCAAAGGGCTGTCTACGCAAGACCAGCGCCTAGTCCACCAGCTATCTGCAAGCCTGTTTTGGCTCTCAAAAAACGTACCGCTAGACCTAGTGGGGTTACTCAACATAATTGTCGTAGCATTATGACCAGACATAGAACCAGCAGCAGCCTCAAATACTTGCTCTGGCACACCACTAGCCTCGTCTACAATCAACATAACGTGTTCCGAGTGTACCCCAGCCAGCGCTTCTGGCGTTTCTGCACGACTAGTTCTGGCTGAAATAAACATCTCACTAGGCGCAGCCGTATGCTCAACACGGTCAGACTTTACGTTTAACACTTCCTTAAACGCATCAGGTAACTCATTTATCCAGCGCTTCATTTCTGCAAATAAAGCATCAAATAGCTGACTAGAAGTAGGTGCAGTCACAACAACCTTATTCGGGTAGTGCATCAAGAAATACCACAACATAGCCCAAGATGCCGCTGTACTCTTGCCAGTGCCGTGTCCAGAGCGAATTGAAATTTTCCTTTCACCAGAAGCTATAGCCTCAAGAAACTCAGCCTGATAGCCTAAAGGCTCTACACCAAGCACCTCTCTCACAAACAATGTCGGTTTCCTAGCGTAGCGCTGGGTAAACTCAATCATCGTATTGCGAGACAAATCATTCATGGTCTACAACCTTCATCTTACGCAGCGCATCTAAATGCAAATCTCCAATGTTAATCTGGATGTTTTGCTGGTTGCCACTACCATACCGATTTTTATTCAAAGATGAAGCTATAAAATTATGTTGCTGCGCTAAACCCTTCGCAATGCCAATATCAACCTGATTAACATTAGCCTCACTAATGTCACGGCTGTTCTTACCGTTTAACGCCTCATCAACCTCAGTCTCGCGTCTTTCCTTAATATCGTTCAACATATCAAATGCTGCATCAGCATGAGCATCAGCAACTTGATGCTCTATCTCGCGTATTGCGTTACCGTACTTCTCATGCTTCACAATGTTACGCCTAAAATAGCCGCGATCCAACCCAAGCTCTTTTGCAATCATAGGTATCGTTTTGCCTGCAAGTAATTCCTGCTGCAAAGTCTCAACTCCACCACGCTTATCTAGCTCTGCAATAGCTTTTTTGAATTTTGGTTTGCCTGCCATATTTTCCTCATATTATTAATTCGCTGCGTACTGCAACTACTAATACTAATATACTAAAGTAATTATTAGTATTAGTAGTCTTAGTATTTGTACGAAAAAGTATAATTACTAATATTACTAAAAGCTACTAATATTAGTTTTAGTAGTGGGGTGGGCGCTGCGAGAAAGCATAATAAAACTCAGGGAGGTTAGATTTTATTAAGCAACGCCCAAAAACTGTATAACATAAATTTTTCTGTGTGGGAATGTGTTATAATAACGGTGGGGGGGAGGGGGCTAGGTGGGGAGGGGTCTAATTTTTTGTATACCGTTGGATTACTTTGTTTGCAGTTAGTCAAAAACAGTACAGCCAGAGTCAAACATGGGGCGTTGTTCTAAGTTTAACAAAGTTTAAACAAAGTTAAACATTGTTGAACAAAACCTTGCGCTTTGTTTCGCATTGTTTTATTCGCGTGCGCCCGCGCCTAACCTTGTGCTTTTTCGCGTGTTTGTTTGCATTTTGGCAAAAACCAAACAATGCAGAACAATGCTAAACAATTGAAAACAATTGTATACTAAACAGGCGAAATGCGCTGAGAGGCGCTGAGAAGCTCGCTGAGTAGCCAAACAACTTTTTGCAATGCTTAACCCAAAAAAAGCCGTTTCGCTAATATTGAGCAAATTTACCTTTTTGACACTTATTACAGCTATAATATTAAAAACATTTGCATTAATATTAAAAATACTGTTTAAATATATATATATCGAATCAACGAAAGGTTAAAAAATGGACAAAAAGACAAAAGAAGCAATGCACGAAATAACAGCCAGAGTCACTTCAGATATGGCTACAGCAGGCATTAATTGGGTAAAACCTTGGGTAAATATACTGCAACACAATCAACCAATGAGCGCCAGAAAACATCAATATAGAGGCATCAACCGAATTAATTTATCTATGATAATGGCGGCTAGAGGTTACACATCACCTGTTTTTGCAACATATAATCAATGGACAAAAGATTTAGGTTACGAGCTAGAAGGTGCTAAAGGTAAAGGCATCAGAATTGTTTTCTGGTCACTTATTAAATATGAAGACAAGAAAACAGGTGAAGAAAAGCTTTATCCTAAATGGAAATCTTGGGTAGTTTTTAACTCTCAATATGTTAAAAACTGGAAAGGCGATTTTTTACCTGAAGAAAAAGAATTGACGCAAGACTGGTCAGATATTTTAGACGCTGAAAACCTTGCTCAGTTATCAGGCGCTAAGTTTGTAAATGAAGACCCTAACAGCGCTTACTATCGCCCATCTAATGACACTATTAATATGCCTAGCAAAGAGCAGTTTAGTAATGCGTCAGGCTACTACGGCACACTGTTTCACGAGCTAGGACATTGGACAGGCGCAAAGCATAGATTAGACCGCAAATTTGGGACTCGCTTTGGTTCTGACGGCTACGCTTTTGAAGAGCTAATCGCTGAGCTAACAAGCGCCATTTTATCAGGCCTTACCAAAGTTGACGCTGAGCCTCGTGCAGATCATGCCAAATATTTAAACGGCTGGATCAAGTGTCTTAAAGATAATCCTGAAGCTATCTCTAAGGCCTGCGGCGCTGCTGATAAGGCTGCAACTTTCATTCTAGAAGCTGCTAAGCAATCAGAAACAGAAAATCTAAAGGTAGCGTCCTAGGGCGCTACATTAACCAAAGAAAGGCTAAGATAATGAATAGAACATATTACGTTTATAAAGGTTATGATCGAGTAAAACCTTTAGCTATTATTGCGCCAAATGTAGCGAGCAATAGATATGTTCAGGAAGTAAAGCACTTGAACGCAAAACACGGTCATATAACTATTCGCAATTGTTTAGGTGGTTTAGTTAGTGAAATGACCGAAGGCGGAAAAATAAACAGTTTTATTAAGGGAGAAAATAAATGAGAAAATCACCTGACTATAAATTTGCTTGGGTCTGGAAGGAAGACATGGACTCAAGCAAAGCATTAAATTTCACAATCATTCCTGACTGTTCTAGTTATGAGCAGGCACAGCAAAAAGCTTTAGAATATATGTTAGACGTTTGGGTCAGTAATTATTCAAGCTTTGAAGAATTAAAGAATGATGCTTTTATGTATACTCATTTATGCTTTGATGACGGCTGCGAGCATCATTCAATACCTTACAATTTCGCATATCCCAATAGGCCTGACAGAAAAACAGACTATTGGAGAAAACCATCTAGAGATTATTAAATCAACATAAAGAAAGGCTAAAACAATGACAGTTAAACTAAATTCATTCAGCAACAAAAACCTTAGCTTAGATCATGCAGCAATGTCTGCTGACACGTTAGCATCAATCTTCAATGACATGATCCAAGCTTCAATAAATTTGGAGGCTACAGACTATGAAGACAAAGAAGCAAAAGAGATTTTCGAGAAAACCTTTTGGCGCATTTATAACACTATTGGATTTATCGAGACCGATAAATTCAGGCATCCACACCAAGCAGGCCGAGAGGGTAACAATAAGACAATCTTTGAGAAGGCTACTAAATAAATTAATATAGCGCTTAGCAGCGTCTTAGGGCGCTGCCTTGCCCTGTATTGATGCAGGATAACAAAACAAAGAAAGGCTAATTAATGACAGATAAATTTAATTTAAATGTACAGTTTCACAATGGCAAATGGTGGACGGTAACGTGGACAGATGACACTAGGCACGACAAGCACACCAGAAAGCACACTTCTAAAAAGAAGGCTATTGAATATGGTGAAAGGCTACAGAATGATGAGATAGTTGATAATTTATGCGTCTACAAAAAAGACGGTAAATTTGAGTCACAAAGTTCTGTTTTATTTATAAGACCATCAAACAAAGAAAGGCTAAGCAAATGAGATTGTATTGTAACCTTCAAGGCCAATGGTGTGGAACACAAGCTGAAGCTAAAAAGATTAATGCTCGGCTTGTAGAATTTCCGACAGATAAACCAAATTTAATAATCGCTTTAAACAAGCTAGGGCAATCTTTTATCAATACCGCAATGTCAGAAATTGATAAAGCTAGGGAGATTGGAAAAGCTGAAGGCCACAAGCTTTCCAGAAGCGCTACAAGCGCAAGCGATTTAAATCAGCATGATGTACACGATGTAGTTTTAAATTGCGATAGGAAGCATTTAGGCGCTGCCCTAAGCGCTATAATCAATCGACTCCATGATGAAATAGAGGAGGTTTAAAAATGGCTACTAATTCAACAGCTAAATTGCCGCTAGTCGAGCGTGTAATAATTCAACTTTCTGAAGATTACCATTACGGCAAACCAAACAAGCAAGACGCTATAAACTTTATTGAAAATAACATCGGAAGTGAGAAGCTTGAAGAGTATTTAGAAGGCATAGACTACGATTGATAATATTATCAGACTAGCCTTTAACGAGGCTAGTTTATAATATTATTGTAATATCAGATAATATTGATAAACTAAAAATACGAATCAAAGAAAGGCTAAAACAATGGACAATAATTTATGGGAAGCTGAAACATGGCGCGATATGTCAGGCAACTTTGTAGGATACAGAGTTTTAAAGAGAGACAGCAAAGGTCAGGTTTCAGATATTAATTCTGGTTTTGTAGTTGATATTTATAATCCCAAAAGAAAAACTCATATGATGTATGAGAAAGCTTTAAATAGAGCTAACGAATTAAACACAAAGAAAGGCTAAAAAAATGAAACTTAAAAATATAAAATCAAACGTCACAGAATTAACTTTTAGAATGGAATACGATAATTGCGATGTAAAAGTTTTATTCTCTTATGAAACACCAGTTGCAGGGTATGACGCGCAAGGCGCTTTTAAAACGACTACAAAGTACAGCCCGACAACTACCAAACACATCAATCAATATTTTGGCGATGTGCAACCTCGTTTAGTTGTTCAAGAATATATTAACGAAATATTTGACCCTTATACTTTAGTTTCGAAAGGCTAGAATAATGACAGATTTAATAAAAATACCGCAAAGATTTTATGACGATCATAAAGAAAGAGATTTAGAAAGTCCTGCAATTATTAAAGAAAATAAAACGCATTATTGGATAAAGTCTGATGATCCCGACATAGCAGAGTTAAAATCCGATGCTGATTATTATTACACTATGTGGAATATGGGCGCTTGGGAAAACTACCTTTTTGGTATTTGCATGAGCGCAAAAGCAACTCTTAAAGCATTACAGCAGAAAGGCTAGAGCAATGACTACAAGAGAAAAAATTTGGTACACGTTCACAAGTTTAATTTTATTAACTGGTATCTTTGCAGCGCTGTTTATGGGCTATGCAATCGCTGATTTAATAAACGAAATAATTTTAATGATGAAAGGCTAAGACAATGGGAATAGAAATTTTAAAAGTTACTGGTCAAATTGTAAGAGATAGCAAAGGCCAGAAAGCAAACCTTCTAAAGTATGCTTACAAGTTTAATAGCTTACTGTCTTTTGCAGAGGATGCTCAAGTACAATTCAAAACTGGCTGCTCTAGAGCAGAACATTACGTCGAAACTTCACAAAACTTTACTGGTAGAGTTACTGATGCAGAAGGGCGCACTTCTTTTAATTGGAACCGAGGCACAATTTCAGATTACAGATTAATTGAAGAACAACATGAAGCTGAGAAAAATGAAAGGCTAGACAATGAATAAAGAAACTGCACCTAAAAGAAGCTGTTGGTATTGCGCTAAAAAATATTCAGCGAGTAGACACAACCATGCTTTAACTTATTGGGAAGACAATTCACAATTTAGAGAAGGCAAGTATATTGGCAATCGACCAGTTAAAGAACAGCAACACAATAGAGTTGTGTTTTTAGATGAATATTACATTTTTAAATATGGCAATTTTTGCAGTCTTAGATGTGGCTGCAATCATGCAAACTCGACAACTAATGCAAACTATATAATTGAAATTGAACCAGAACAGAAAGGTTAAGACAATGACTAGTGAAGAATATTTAAGACGGCAATTCTATAAACTTAAAAATACTAAATACGGTTTTAGTGTTAAGATATTTGACGGAGAAGGCAACCATACAAATCAAATGGAGCTAACACCAAACCGAGCAATAGAAATATTAAGAATATTAAATGAAAGAAATGAAAGTTAATAAATAATATTATTGCAATATCAGATAATATCACTAAACTAATAATACGAATCAAAGAAAGGCTAAAACAATGATTAGACAAACAATGCATGATGTTACCAAACTTAAAATTGGTAAGGTTAAAACAATGTCAGAATCTAGAGAGCGTGAATTTCACACGCTAACGATTACAGTGACAGGTATAAATGGTGAAGCTTTAGAGCTAGTTTTATTTAGTGATGATAAAAATGCTTTTTCAGAAAGGTTAAACAAATGACTACAGAGTACATAGACGCGACTCCCACATGGGAAGGCATAACATCATCTCTATTACTGATTTATGAAGGCTCAGAGAAGCCTAAAAATAGACAATGGGCTAAAGATGAAATTTTAAAAATGGCTAGGCTTGCAGATCAATTTGTATGGCTAACACAGTTAACCAAAGATTTAAGCGAAAAAGAAAGGCTAAACAAATGACAGAAAAAAATATTGTTGAATGTTTGAAGTGCGTTGGACACTACATAGAAAAGACCGAGTTTGTTGAGTGTTGCCCTTATTGTGGCAACACCGACAAAATGCAAACGGTTTATTTAGTGCCTGACGGTGATTTATATCAGCGCTTAATTAGTGAGGGTATTTAAATGAATTTAACTTGTGATTACTGCAAGGCTAAAACTGACCATCTTTATAGGTCAGAACACCCCAAAACATTTAAACCTATTTCCGTTTGTGAAGACTGCGAATGGGGCGCGGTCAACGGATTATATTATAAAACACAATCTGAATTAAACGCAGATTAGAAAGGCTAAAACAATGAAATTAACTTTATATAAATCTCAAGTAATGGAAGCTATAGAGCAATATTTACAAGAAAAGGGAATAAATATTGATGCTGAAGATGAGGTTATTTTAGAATTATCTAGAGCCGTTTATGAAGTTAAAAAACATAAAAACGGTAAACCTGTTATGAACCCTCATGGCTATCCAGAGCGAGAATATGTTAGAACAGAAACGCATCATGAATCTTTTTGGGATGATGATGAATTTATTATTTATATTAAACAAGATTAAGAAAGGCTAAGACAATGATAACTGGCGATATACACGTTGATTTTTTAATGAGTGATCTTGATGTAAGTTTTACTTTTACAACTACACTGGATCAGCTTGATTTACCTAACGACCATGAACCTAGTGATAGTGAATTAAAAGAAGCTATTTATAATTTAGTCAGGTCAACAAGCTTTGATATTGAAGACATAAACACAGAATTTGAGAAAGGCGAAAATAATGATTATTGATGTTAGAAGCCCAGTGTCAGCTTATGTTAAAATAAATGGCTACACTATTTATATTGAAGTAAGCAACGCTACAGACAACATTCCATATACTAGCTACTGGTTAGATAGTGATCAATCTGACATTGACCACACACCCCCTTGGGCTAAAGAAAAGCTAAATAAATAGAAAAATATAAATATAAATAATAATAACCTTTCGTTGAATCAAACTTGACCCTGTTCCGCAGGGTCTTTTTTTTGTGCGCCTTTGCCGTATATCCAGCGAATAGAGTTACTTAATTCTGCTATCAGGTGGTTAGCCTCATCAAAAGGTATTACCCCTAC